TACAGATACAACTTGTACATCACGACCTTTCTTTCTACGTGTTCTTACTAATGGTTTAAATTTGATAGCTCCGTGTGGAGGTAAAGACTCTAGTCCTCGTCTTTTATCACCATGAATAGAGAAGTTCAATGAGAACGCAAAGAATACTACAGGCTGCTCTAACCAATCATCTTGTAACTCAGAAATGTAATCTGCTTCTTCATCAAGAGATTCTCTAGCTGATGATGTTTTTAATTTATTCAGTTGGTTAGTGAATTTAGCCTCTAAATCTTGCATCCATTGTTGAACAGTTGATAATGGAATAGCAGGCTCTTCTTTAGGCTCTACATATTCTTTTTCTGCTTTCACTTCTTTTTTTACTTCTACTGGTGCGCTCACTTCTTCAAATACTGATTCTTCAGCTTTAGGAGTAACGTCTTGATTTGCTTTTTTAATCGCCATGACTAATTTATTTTTAATGATTAAATAAAGGGGGAGATTTTGGCCTCCCCCTGAATTATGTAATATTACATGTTAAGGTCTAACCATGCACATGCAAGTGGGTTGTGGAATTTAACCCCCATGTTACAGTCTACCCATACATCTCCGTAACGTTTTGGAACACCGTCTTCTAATTTCAACGTGTCTCCAGAACGCTCACCCCAAAGTTGTGTACGTTTGATGTTTTTCATATCCAAGATTACGATACGGTTTTCGAATGAACCTGGGAATGATGCTTTGTCTTCGAAACGTTTGAAAGGCACAAGAACGATACGAGAAGAACCTAAGTTTACTTCTTTCAAGTTCAATAATGCGATATCATCGTTAGGAGCGTAACGTGTCAATTCTTCTTTGTAAGCCAAAGATAATGCACGGTGAACACGTGGAGTCATGAATGCCATACGAGCTTGACCATAGTCACCATACTCAGAAGACAATACCATATCTTCGAATGCGTCAACCAAAGATGCAGAAGTAGCTAATGCATTTGGAGAACCTGCTTCTAACATTGAAGAGAATACACCACCTGTTGTTTTAGCAGGAGTACCATCAGCAGTGATGATTTCACCTTTTTGTCCTGTCCAGAATGCGTTAGACAAATCGATACGGTGTTGGTTGAACATTGCGTTACGTTCCATTTCAAGGAAGTTAGCAGTTGTTCCCAAAGTTTTCAATTTGTGTAATTCTACTTCAGAGTAACGAATCGCTTTGTTGAACAATTGGATGTAGTTGTTACGCTCGATTGTAGAAGCACGGAAGTATTGTGCGAAACCGTCAGATCCATCGTGATCAACGCTAGATACGTTAGCCAATACATCGTCAGCAGCAACAGCTGGTAAAGTATCACCATTGTAAGGAGATACAGTGATTGTCAATAAAGACGTATCAACTGAAACAACACTACCTTTTTGTCCGTTAGGGTAAGAGATAATTGTGTTAGTTGAGATATTGTCTGTAGATGTTACAGAAATTGTTTGAGTTGTAGGCCAAGATACAGATGCAGATACAGCTGTAGCTACAAGAGGCTCACGTTGGTAACCCATTTCTTGGTAGAAGAACTCGTCAGAGTTAACTTGCTCTGCTGCTACCATGTTTAACAATTTCAAATCCATGAACTGCTGAGGAGCAGCATCAAAGATTGCACGGTTAGTTAATTTTTGTACTAACAATGAGATGTCATGTCCGTACAACGCAGCGTACTCGGACCCTACGGAGTTATAGTTCTGATTATCGAACTTAACGTTTGGTTCATTATATAAAGCCATTTTGCTTCAGATTTAAAAAATTTACAATTTAATTTACTATGCGTAAGGATCTCCTTTAAATAATCCACTTAAGTGTCCTGCCTCCTTAGCAAAAGCACCCTGTTGAGGAGCCGCTGCTTTGTTTTTACGAAGGGCAGTTGGACTTGAGTCAACTATCTTCTGGTTTGCCTTACTCTCACCTTGTCGTTCAGCAATCTTTTTAACAGATTCTAACATTTTCCTGCCGTACATCGCATATGCAACCAATTCTGCTGCATCATCCTTATATGTACCATCAGCATTCATAAACAAATTCTCCGCTTTCCCCTCAACCAAGATAGTCCTAATCTTAGCGACTTCGGACTTACTGAAGCTTGGGTAAGCCTTACTTAGATTTTCTACGGAAAGGAGTGCTGTCTTTTTCAAGTTTTGAAACTCGTTTTTTTGACGTTGCGTAAACTCCTCACGCTCTTTTTCTAATGCTTGTTTGTCTTCAGCGAATAAACGTTTTGTTGAATTTGCTAAAAGCCTTACGCTATTATCGAACTCAGACTCTGAAATATCACCATCTTCAAAAGATGAAAACAATTCATCATACTGCTCTCCAAAATAGTGCTGGACAAGGCTCTCAGAATCTTGACTTTTAAAGTCACCTGAGAAGTCCAGTCTTTGAGAAGAATCAAATGCTCTAGTATGATCCTCTCCATTTGCCCACAATTGCACTGCCATACGAATATCACCTGGCATTGCTTGTAAGTCAGCTGTTAAAGCTTCATACTCTTTCTTTACCTCAGAACCTTCTTGGGCCTGATTTCTCCATGTATCAACAGATGAAAAGAACTTAGAAGCATCATTAACCCCAAACTTAGAAGATATGAAATCAATCATTTCCTTCGGTGGTTCAAAGTTAAGTTTAATTTCCTTACCCTTTTTTGGAGTTGCCATGATTCCAAAGATGTCATCGATGTTGGAATCCTCTTCACTATCATCGTCTTCATCCTCTTCCTCTTCTTCCTCCTCTTCTTCATCTCTTGCTTGAACGCTTGCCTGTTGCATGCTAGCCATCAAGTCTTTGTACTCTGTTGAGTTTGCGAAGCTTGGATCCATTGCGGCCAATGCTTCAACTTGTCGAAGTTGTTCTTGCATCTCTGGCTCCAACTGCTCCATTGCTGGAGCGTTAGATAATTCACCAGATACTCTTTCAACTTCTTTTTCAAAGTTAGTATCCATAACTATTTATTATTTGATTCAAAAATACAAATTTATTGTAAACCTTGGTTTTTAAGAAGGTCTCTTTCTGTCTTAGCACTTTCTTTAAATGCTATTTTCTCCATTTCTTGTTGATGCATCATCTCTTGATCATTCACTGCTTCTTGTTTTTGTTGTTCTTGAGCAGCTTGTAATTGTTGAGCCATGTCTGCTTGAGCTGCTCTGCCTTGAATCATTCCTTCGTTAGCAGCTTTATCAGCTTGTTGCTGTGCCATCAATTTATCTCTATGGAATTGACGTAATGCTTGTGATACTAAATCAGGTGTTGCACGATTAAATAAGTTAGCAAATGTGATTTGATCAATCATACCTGCTTGAAGTAACGTAAACAATAGCTGATTTGCTGCATTTAATCCCTGCTCAGGAGTTTCTGAGCGTTTAATGAATATTCTATAGTCCTGAAGTAAATGATCCTCTGTAATCGTAATTCTTGACAATCCTTCATCACCTACCATCATCGCCAATTTACGAGGATTATCGTGATAGATTGCCTTACCTACAGTTGCCATATGCTCATATGCCTGACGTAAGATAGATGTCAATGCCCAATAGAATGGTTCTTGTACTAAAGATCCTCTTTGGATTTGAGCTTCAACAACTCCTACTAGCATATCTCCACCACCTTGAGTTCCTGTCATCGCCTCATTCACACCTGTAACATCCTGAATAGATTGTTGTACAGATTGAATAACTTGGAACATCTGAAGTGTACCTGAGCCAATATTTGTTCCGTATGTACCAATAGCATTCTGAACTGATCCAACTCGGTCAGTATCTACGAAGATTGGTTTAGATGAGTTGATGTTACGCGTGATATCTGCTTCACCATCTCTATCGTCAACAGCAGATTTAGAAATAACTGTACCTGAACCACGCATGTTAGCCATTTGAGATTCAACAACAGATAATGTTCTGTTCAAGAAACGCTGTGGATCAATAACGTCATCAAGTGGAGTTAATACTTCTCCTCTATCGTAGATGTAAGTATAACATTTGTACGGAAATTTTACGTTAGCTGGATCGTATAATTGTTTCTCTTGGTAAGGAAGTACACCGTACTCAAGAATGATATCTCCATAACCAATTTCCTCTTGAGGAATCATGATGCAATAACGAAGGACATCAACATAGATTGTTTGTTTCTTACTTTTACCCATTTTCTTTTTATGCTCCTCAGTCTGAGGCTCAACTAAATCTTTATCGGTATAAATAGAATCTTCATTATTGATCATTGTGTAATATGGATATCCAGCTTCATCTAGAACCCATCCATATTCTCTTCTCTCAACATCTTTCCAATATGTTTCATACGTAGGAACCTTACCACCTGGGATAGTATAGATACCATTAACAATCTTATGCATATTGTTTTGGTTCGTATGATTAGAGTACTGCTCAATAGCTTCTCTCTCATCTTTTGTTAAGTGTTGGTATCTTTCGAAAATAGTCGGGCTATCCATATAATACCATTCCCCCATAAATTCAGCATCAGATAAATCAGGTTTTTTAGCCGACATATCCCACATGAAGAACAATGGATTGATGGACTCAGCAGCGTAGTTCTCATTAGCTTCATATCCCTTGTATATTCCTAATCCACAAATTGCTAAGTTTCGAGTAATCTGAGTTTTTAATTCATCGATATTAACTTCATTAGCAATAAATTCCATTAGGTTATTAATATCCTTTTCATAGTTTTCTACGAATGTATTGTAGAATAACTCTTCTGTCTCCATTTCTGTATCTTGAATTGGAGCATTTTCTTTTATAATGTCTTTAAAGAATGGTAATGCCTCAGCTACTTTTTGAAGTGATTTTAATTTACCTAATTCAGCTTCTCTTTTATTAATTACAAAATCAGAAACACAATTTGCTTTTGCATCATAACCCAATCGAATAGCGTTACCAATGTATTGTTGTACCATTGGCTTGATTACGTTCTTTGTCCACTTAAGACGATTACGTACATCACCTGATTCATCCAAGAAGAAAGCCTCGATATCCTCTTCGAATATCCATTGACCATCTTGCCCTTTAAAGAAAGACCAGTTGATTAAGCATTTGTTAATGTATCTGCGGTAGATGTAATTACTCATTATGGCAAGGCAATATTTCGCATATTCCTTATGGTAATCTTTATCTTTTTTGGAGGTTAACTTATTAGGTCTTTGTCTCCCTGTGCTAAACATGTAACTCATATCACTTCAGTACGTCATTAATTTTTACAAGTACCTGCTTTCTAGTTTTTCTCTCGACAACTTTAGCTCCGTATGATGATTCAAGTGTTTTTACCATCTGAGGAAGCTCTCCGTATACTTTAACCACTAGGTCAGTGTACTTTTTCTTTTCGTCAATGTCCATCCCTGCTAGTGTTACCGAGTCAAGGACAATCATCTCATTTAATACTTCAAACATATACTGACTCATCAACTTTGCTCTCAACCTGTATTCAGGATTAAAAGATTCCATCTTCTTGATGCCAGCAACAATTTCGTCTGGGAGATCTCCATTTATTATGCCTCCCAAATCTTTTCTAATAGCATAATCCTTACCATAAGTAAGTTCAAGAGCTTTAACAACTCTCTCTTTTTTGCTCAAACTGTAAATAGGACTTGTTCTGTTTCCTAGTAACCAGCAGAGTCTTACCTCTTTTGCCTTCAGGCTTTTAAATTCATCTACGTCAGCTAGTTCAGGATATTCTAATCTTAGATCTCCGTCTCCTTCCATTCCAAAGATGATCAATTCAACTTCTTTCTCTGCCATAAAATTAGTAAAAATAAGGGTAGGCACTTTTGATACCTACCCTACAAAGATAATTAAAATTTAATTATACAGCTGGACATCCTAAGAAATCAGCAACTGGAGTGTAAGAACCGTTCAAAACTGAAGTCAATTTTGTAACAGTTGCAGCAGTACCAGCATCAGCAGTATTCAAGTAAACCAAAGCAGTAACAGGTTTAACAACCTCAAGACCGTTAACGATGTTATGTTTGATTGATTTACGGTACATGATTTCGTATGTTTGGTAACCAGCAGCAGTAACGTAAGTAGCGATGTTTACTTGAGATAATACTTGAGCAGGTGTTCCTTCAGGAGAAACCCATGCAGTAGCATCAGCAACTGTAGCACCAGCAGGAGCGTTAACTGTTAATGGACCAAATCCTGCGTTATCAGCAGTGATTGCAAGAATGTCAGTTCCAGCAGTGTAAGTAGCTGTGAAATAAGCATTAACATCAGCACTGATACGAGCAGCAAATAAAGCACCGATCTCATCAACTGTAGCTGTAGAATCAGCACCAACTGTGTAAGTACGAGTTTGATAAGTAGCACCAGTTTCTTGACCTCCTCCGAAGAAGTTTTGTACGTATGGAGCGTAAACAGTCAACGAATAAAGTCCGTTGTTAACCAATGTGATACCTGTCAAAGTTACGTTTACAACGTTAGCAGTTCCAGCTGCGTTAGCAGTGTAACGGAAACCTAAAAGGTCAGAAACTTTGATTTTCAAAGCTGTAGCACCAGACTCGTCTTTGATGCTCAAACGTCCTGAAGCTAAAACTACGTCTGTAGCCGCAACTGGAGTGTTTAGAATCAACGCTGAATCAGCATTGATAACTGGTAATTTAAAAGTAATCATAATAATTTGTTTTTCACTGACCGAAGTCTGTGTTGGTTAAAATTAATTAACTACACCGTGTAGTTCTCTGCAAATGTAAACAAAAATTTATATTAAAAATTATGGGTTTGGGTTTTTTCTTTTTCTTTTTGATTAAGTATATGTGAGTATATACGTAGTATATACGAATATATAGTTAATCTTTTCTTTTCTCTTTTTCTTTTTTTGCTTCTTTTTTTCTTTTTCTCTTTTCTTATTTTTCTTTTTCTTTCTTTAATTTTTTTTTCATGCAATATTTGGTAGATACAAAAAAGGTTCGTAGGTTTGTACCGAGACTAGCACCTCAGCATTTTCTTCATAAAGGTTTTCTACCCCCTGTTTTCCTGCTAGTCTTACGGGGGGTTATTTTTTATCTATGGACAATTTCAAAGTAGTTTGTATTAACGACAAGGGTATGCCAGAGTCATTACCAAAATCTTGTTGGCTTAAAAAAGGATCGGTATACACCGTAATCAAGGTTGTTAAACTTACAAGACAGCACATGGCTATCGCTTATGGACTTGAGGAAATAGAAATGCCTGCTAACTGTGAGTACAAATATTTTTTATCAAATAGATTCAGACCCTACAATGATAATGATGCTCTTGCAGAAAAGTTGGTAGAGGAATTAATCGAAGAATTAGAGCTAGAGAATGTTTGAGATATTCGAAAAACTAGATAAGTTCAATGGAATTGTATTTCATGAAGACGAGCATAAGTACCTGTACGATGGTATTGAGTGCGTATCGGTGACAACAATGATTAAAGAATTTGAGCCTATATTTAATCAGGAGCTCATGGCAAGCCTTTACGCAAAGAAACATGGCTTAGAGATGTTTGAGGTTCTTAAGAGCTGGGAAAACGTCAGAGATAGATCAGCACTCGTAGGAACAGAGATACACAAGTACGCAGAGATGCGTTTTAATCAGAAATGCTATAACCCTGATCCTGTACATCAAATTTCTGCCAATTTAATGGGAATGGTTGAAGATTTTTACTCGATGGCTAAGGGTAGACTTATCCCTGTAAAAATGGAATGGGTTGTAGGTGACAAAGAAAAGGGCATCTGCGGAATGGTAGATAAGTTTTTCTACAATGTCAGAGCTAAAGAGCTTCAAATATGGGACTACAAGACTAGTAAGAAGATTGATTCAAAATCAATTTACAACAAAAAAATGAGAGGTCCAATTACTCAACTTGATTCATGTGAGTTAGTTAAGTATAGTCTTCAGCTAGGAGTGTATAAAAAAATAATTGAGAAAAATTGTCAAATTAAATTAGGTAATTCCTATATTTGTTGGTTAAATGAAGTGAATGAGAGCTTTAAGGTCATTGAAACACTTGATTTAAGTAATGAAGTAGACCTAATTTGGAATGCCTATGAGCACATCTAGTGCCTATTCAAGTAACAAGCTTAAGCAAGTTTTAGAAAATAAGACTCAGCATTTTATCCTCAAATCTTTCGTGTATCCTGCCTTTGAGCATCACCGTAAAAAATCAGAATATCATCTGTACTGGATCAATATGAACAAAGGAGTATTCGAGGAATACCCTAAGTACAAGAATATGTCTTGCAAGATGTTAAACAAGAAAGAGATGAAATTGTTTCTTTCCGTTCTAGATGAATACAATCAAGCCGTAAACAATAAATACGGAATAGTTTGGGAAAATAAAAAACTAGGCCTCGATAAAGACCTAGTTCTAATTAAATGATGATAATAAGAATTATTAAAATCTAATTTGCTTGTGGTTTCCATTAATACGACAATTAAGAATACCCATTTTCATTTCATTGTCTATCATTAAATCCATAGAAAGAAATTTATATTCATCATCTTCTTTTAATTCAGGTTTGATGCTAGCATAAAAATCTTTAGCTAATTTAGTATCAGCTTTTGAAGCAGGCTTTTTCTTATCAGATGCAATTTTTATATGTAAAGCTTCTTTTGCTTCTTTATCCATATCTTCATTAGAATCTAATAAAAATTGTTCAGCTTCTGTTAATTGTACAAAAACTATTTCGTTCCAAATATTTTCTTCGATTGATTGTAAATTTTTCATTTTTTTTTTATTTTTAAAAGTTAGTGTTATCGTAATATTTTAAGTAATCTCTATGTGTATTTTGGATGTCGCTAAAATCAGGAGTTTGTCTTGTCAAAAAAGGTTTAAAGAAATAAGCATTCAGATTACCATTTTTTTGATTTTCCATGTAAACATAATCTACCGGTCTTTTTAAAAAATTATCATCTAGTATTTTTTTAATTTTTTCAGCAGATTTTTTATTTACAAAGTAACTATCTGTTGCCATAATAGATTTCCCTTTATATAGGTTGTCTCCAACTTTAACAAAGTCATCCATGATATGACCTGATAAATAAACCATATCCCAATCTTCAGGCAATTGCTTCAAATGATCTTCTAATAGACTGTTAAAGTTTTTGCAAAACTCGACATCATCTTCAAAAATTAGAAAATTTGTCCCTTCTGTTGAGCTTATTATCTTCTCAAGAATTCTATAGTGACTCATAAAGCAACCTACCTCACCATTATTAATTTGATAATGCTTATGAGGACTTAGACTGTTACCGTTATAGGCAGGAAATCTTTCTACTTTTAAAGACAATTCATTAAATTGTTTAGAAACTTTTTCCCACCTATCAGGCCTTCTGTCTAAATTTATACAATATATTTTATCGAAAAAATCAGACATATTTTTAAAATTACATAGTACGACTAGCAATAAATCCTGTAGTATCCCAGCATCCTGCTAATTCACCATTAGTTCCAAAAAAACTGCTTCCTAAGAAATTACTTCCAAGTATTTGACTGTTAATTATTTTACCTGTAATTCTTGTAGAAATACTACTACTTGAATTACCACCAAAAGATCCAGGTTGAGCATTACAATTAATGGCTGTGCCTCCAAATACACAATCTGTGCCTCCTGCAAAAGACGAAAACTCTGACGAACAATTAATAAAAATAGCATTTACATTAACGGAAAAATTACTTCCAAAAGACTCTGGTCCTGCTGAACAACCTATATATGTACCTTGAAAGGTGTTGTAAGAAGAGCAGTTAAAACTTCTATATTGTCCTTGACAATTATAGAATGTTGGGTCACCGTAAGATAAAATATATGAAAGATTTTGAGCTTGACAATTATTAAATAATCCATAATTACCTGATGAAATAAAAGAATTATACATTGCTACACAATTGTTAAAAGTTCCACCCAGGAATGTATTTCCACTTACAGATCCAAAAGAACTACTTTTCGCAACACAATTATTAAAAACTCCACTTAAACTTCCTTGGGAAGGAGCAAAAGAATCACCACCACCAATACAGTTATTAAATGTACCATTAAGAGTACCTTGAAAAGGACTAAATGAACTATCACCACCAATGCAATTGTTGAATGTACCTGACATAACCATACTTGGACCTGAAAAACTTAAAAATCCACCAACACAATCGTTGAATGTTGAACTTAAATTTTCATAAGGATTAATTGTACTAAATGAATGAGCTTGACCTTTACATTTCTCAACTACCAAGTTATTAAGAGATGAACCAATTTTGATTGTTCCTTCGAATACATCGATACCTTTTACTAATATATTATTAGCTGTAATAATCATTTGATTAGTAAGTAATATAATATCTGCATTACCAGTTAAAGAAACTACATCAACTAGGTTGTGATCAATAACAAAATTTTGTTGCTGAAAATCATACTTACCTGGTGCTAAAACTAAAGATACTTTTACATTTTCAGTTACCACTTTTGCAATTGATGTAAATGATACTCCTGAAGGCAATCCTGTAAATTGCATTCCAAAAGAAGAAGACATAGCTGTTACAATAATTGTATACTGACTATCGTTAATAATAACATTGTTTGTTCCAAAACTAAACTCGTATAAGTTGCTAGGATTTGTAAATAACACTGTATACACACCTGCATTTTCCACAACACTGCTAACCGCATAACTATAAATGTTAGTTTGCGAAGTCATTGTTTTTGCAATTGCATATTGTGTTTGCAATTCAGTTGCATTTTCAATTGGATTTCCGTTTGCTTTTACATATACATAAGCAGAACCTCCTATTCCTCCCTCTTCTCCTGCTGAGTTGAGCTCGGTAATGATATCTTTTACATCTTGAACGAGATATCTTTCATTTCTTCTTTGAACAGAACCTAAAATTTTAGATCTTTGTTGAATAGCCATAATTTATTTATTTTTTAATTGTTTAACTTCTGCTGACAACTCTTGTACAGCCTTAACTAAAATTGGAATAAGTTTACCATAAGAAGCCTCAAGCTTCTCAGGATTTGACTCATAAACAAGTTTTAATACATCAGCCATATCAGCATCTTCTTGAGAAGCTTTAAGGTCTTGTGCGATAAAACCGAAGTCAGCGATATCATGTCTTCCTTCTTCATCACGCTCATCCCATACAAATTCAACAGGACGAAGACCATTAATGAAATCTAATCCTGCACGTAGTTCAGTTACATCTTTTTTATCACGAGCATCAGACAATGAAGTAATTGTTGTTACAGCGCAACGAAGAGCAACTGTAGAAGGTCCGCCTAATGTAATTTCATTTGAAACACTACCTGTGGATGGACTACCACCAAGGCAAGTATTTGACTGACCTGTAATAGTACCTGCTGAGTTTCCTGAATTGCCTCCGATTAAAATATTATTATTTCCTGTAGTTACAGTTCCTCCTGCACCATTCCCAATGAATGTATTTCCTAATCCTGTGCTTACATTTCCACCACAAGCAGCGCCAACAAAAGTATTAGCTGAACCTGAGCTTAATTTAAAACCTGCGTTATACCCAAGAGAAGTATTAGCGGTAGAACCAAAATCACCTACTCTAGAACCTTTACCAAGCGCTGTTGATTGAGCGGACATTAACAATCCACCTGCATCTGAAATCTGCATTGTATTATTATTCAATGCAATTTTTACTCCTTTTACATTTATAACATCTGTACCTACTGTAAAAGGCACTATTGTATCTACATTTATTTGACTCATAATTATTTATTTTAAAATTATATAATATTTAAAGTTGTTCCCGTAGGAACTGTTAATGTACCGCTCATCAATAGCGGTCCAGTATAGTTTACTGTTGCTCCAGCAGGAAGAGTAATATCCTCTGTAATAGCACCAACAATAGTAAAGCCATTAGCCCAAATACTTGTGCCAAGTACTTGTTGACCGCCGCCACCGCCGCCTGAATTAATTTCAGTGATAATATCATTGACATCTAGTACAAGGTATCTTTCATTTGTACTCTGACCAAATCCTTTTAGTCTAGATCTTTGTTGAATAGGCATAACTAATTATTTTATAGCAAAGATAATTGTTTTTAGTTCAATATTTTTAGGATGCGACCCGTGCGTTTATCCACCTTCGCCAACTTCATGCGGTAATTCGTTTCCTTTGATTGCACATACTTCGTAACTACGTGCGTTTCTTTGTCCTGTGACTTAATATTTTCAGGCTCGTACCTTGCGTGTGACTGTGAATTAATATATGCAAAGCCAATAGCAAAGATGGCATCATCATAATCATATCTAGTATCCGCTGCTTGATATCTAGTTTGGCGATGGCTAGTTGAGCTCTTTAAATCTTTCTCCACGAAGGTCTTCAGCTGCTCCCACAGCCATGGAACATCTATATTGATGCCGTAGGCATCAATCATTTCCTCGACTTTTGCAATAATCCTCGGTGCTGTGTTAGCTTTGTTGGAAATGCCAAACCATTTCCCACCATAAGTTTGAAAATATTCGGGTAGCTGCGTATTTGCGGTGAATTTATTTTTAAATCCGTGTATTTCTTGGAAGTCTACGTGCATATCACCGATGTTATTCTCCACTAATTCTTTTACACCGCCTCTTTTTTGCTGATCGTAGTACAGACTTTGCAAAAGTACCTGTAGGTAGGTGTACTTAAACTTGCGGTCCCTATGGAATACTACAGAGGAAACAGAATTAGTCAATGAATCCCATATGGCACTACACATCATGGAGTGACCTGTCTCTGAGTTGATGGGGTCAGTCCCTTGATACCAGCGATTCTTCCATATTTCACCGTTTGGTGGGTGATGTACGATCATTGCTGTGGTGGATACATCTTCTCTACCTGATGTATTGATCCATCTAGCGCCTGTAATGCGATATTCGGTGATTAGGTCCGGTGTTGGCTGCGACATATCCATGATAGGCTCGAAGTAACCATACTCTATAGGCACATCTTTGCCGTATATGGTACTTAATCTTTCGTTACAGTAATGAATCGGAACGAGCGTTCTTGCTTTTCGCAGGAACATATCGTCAATTGTGATAGGATAATGCTGGTGGAACTGAACTTTGGCAACTTCTCCTTTCTTGGTTCCTTCCAATGCAAGGTATGCTTTACGTTCGTTGTTGATGTGCTCGTCTGTGACACCTCTTCGTGCATAGGCGTTGAAGAATAATGGTATGATTCCATACTCGTAGTTTTTATCCCTCCACTGACTGAGTGCCATCTTGAACTCTGCTTCGAATACAGAGCCCCCTTTGTCCATTTCACCTCCTGTACCCCATGCTAAGAACTGCTGTTGCATGGTCATTTTGCCAGTTTCCGGGTTGTACTTAAATAAAGCAGGTCGACCTTCACGCATCATCTCACCGAATATGTCGAATAGACCAATCTCATCGATAAATACTGCCGATGGCGAACCCCCGTTGATTGCATCTACCTGCGGACTATCTACCTGAAAGCGAGATGCACCACCTTCGTCACGACCTTTCTTATCACCCTTCTTATCGAATGACATTACCTGGTCTGTCCAGTTCTTTACGTCCTGAGCAATGTAGTCAGGAATTTTAGTGTAGGTCCACTTTACTTTATCTCGGAAAATCTCGACACCTTTATCTTTGGAGTGGGTAACGAATTTAATGAAGTAGGACTTGTTGAGGTTTACTCTTTTCATCCCTGCAAGACACATCGTAGTGGTAAAACCAATTTGTCGGGCTTTACCAATCATCATGGAGTATCCGCAGTCGAATAAGAATAGGAGTACTTTCTGTGCATCCCACGCCTGATAGCGCAGCATACCGTTTTCGGCTTTATCTTCTTTAATAAAACCGTACTTGTTACAGAAGTATAGTGTGTTGTCGTTACATTTCTGTATCTCTGTGGCTAGCCAGTTGTATTGATCTTCTTCGTTGTCGAAGTCGGTTAACATGGTATCATCCTGTAACCAGATCCTAGCTTGTTCGCAGTATAAATCGAAAGGCTTAAAACTTATCTTGTTCTGCCAACCGCTGTTGATGCTATCAACCCAATCCACAAATGGTTTTGGGTAATCAAATTCAGCATGGTTAGGCTTCCAGTCTGTGGTAAGTATTGGCCTTCGAGCTACACCGTCTTTAGTTTGACGCATATAGTCTAGTTTATTAACCTCTTCTTTTGCTCATTCTGCCTTGCATCTTTTCTTCAGCATATTCAGAAGCGGCTCCTTTATATGATTTAGGAAGAGGCTTAGAAAGAGGAGCAGCTGTTCTTTTCTCTGCGGAAACAGAAACAGATGTTGGCTTTAATGTAGGCATAGAGCTCATAGGAGTTCTTTTTGTTCTTGAAACTTCTTTGAGTGTGCTCTGCATTTTAGGATAACCAGTTGTTTTTCCTAATTCTTTACCAACTTTGTTTCCGTATGAAGTATTTTTATTTGGAACAGGGTTGTTGTTTTTGCTTTTAGGATCACCAGGTCCATTTGCTGCACGATTCGCAGCTGCTTGAATTTTAGATTTTAGATTCATCATTTAAAAATTAATAGTTCTTCATTCCTTTTTTCATCGCAGGTTTGGTAGATTTACCCTTAGGCATTTTTTCCATTTTACCTTCGCCTTTAGCCATCGCTTTCTCAATAGCTTTTCCGATTTTCTTTTTCATCATTGGTTTCATAACAAATAATTTAATTAATCACAATACTTTTTGTCTTTGGTATTCTTGTACATCAGCTTAAATCCAGGCTTACAAGCACAAGACATATCTTCCTTAAGGCTATTAGGCGATGCCGGACGGCCTTCTACACGACCTTGTCCAAGGTAGCTTCCGTTCTTCTTAGGGTTAGATGCCCAGTATTTATCTCCTTTCATATCAATGTATTTGACACAAATATACAAATAATTGGGACAAAAAATAAGGGGGCTATTACACCCCCTTAAATCAAAACAACATATACAAACAAAAAACAAGAGTTCAAATATAGTAATTATAATGGAAATTTAATACTATCGATTAATTTTTCTGTTCGATCAGTATTATTTTTCCTATCAACTACTCTTCTGGTATCTATAATAAGTATTCTACTGCCAATTGGTTTCACAGGTGCGCCACGCTCAACGTGCCATCCTTTAGATCCATCACCGAACTCTTCTTTGTAAGTTCCGGTAATCATCATGTGTATTTGCTTTTGCTTACTTGACCATCCATTTGCAACTGTATGTTCGATGGTATCCCTAGCAACATTGGTGCATTTGTTCTCGTGGATATGTCCCATCGCAAACACTTCAAAGTCCTCATACATTTCTAAGGCACGAGTAAGGTTGATCTCACCACGGGTCACTATTCCACCGCCTCCACTTCCATGGAAATATCGCACTTTGGTAGATGTACGACTATTAGGTCTAGTGGTTTGATTTACTACAAGCCATCCACCGTATCCTCCGGTCTGAACGTTAGTATGGTTTTTGTAATTAAGAAGGTCAACAAAGCGCTGAAGTACATCTGTCTCATGGCGTTTAAGTATTGCGGTTTCGTGGTTGCCATATCCGACAACGGTAATTAGGTGTGCGTATGGGGTAAAGAAATCTACAGCTGTTTCTATGATAGAATCTAGGTAGCGAACGTTGTTATGCTCAGGACGAATGTCAGATTTTGTACCCCTTGGGTCCCATTTCCCCTGCATAAGACAGAAGGTATCCCCGTTAAACATCATCGGAATAGATTCTCTAAGGCAATAATCTAAATCTCTCTTGAGTAGTTTCCAATCGCACTTAGGATTATCCCAGTGAATATCGCTGAACATAGCGAGTTGAACTTTAGTTCCATTTATCTTCAGTTCATGAATGTTTTTTGAGTGTCTGATTAATTCCATTTAGTCGTTATTTGAGTACTGCTCATCTAGTTCCTCATTTCGTTGAGGCATACGATCAAATTCTTTTACGCAGTAGAAGAGCTTCTTAATTGTTCCTTTGTAAAAGTATATAGGGTTGACCATATAGGTTCGGCGATTTTTTTCGGTTGTAAATCTAATAATATCTTTGGCACAAAGTTCTTTGATGCTACTCATCACAAACTTCATATTCATATCCGTTAACTGTTGGATATCACGCAAACTGTAATTTTTCAAAGTATTACCGTATCCCATCTGCTGGGTCATAAAGCGCAACATACGATTAGCCGAAGGCTTAACTTGGTTCATAATGGTAAGCGACTCAGTGAAGGTAATCATGTACCTCATCTTCTTCCTACGCAATAAGTTCGCAATGACATCGTCAGCCTGCGCATTGTACCCCTCGGCTATAGGAACAAACTGCCCCTTGCTATCCTTGTAGTACAAATCAAGGCCCTTTACTTTTTGATTAATCACCCTGTCTGCCTCCAGCAGGATTAAGTCGAATACTATGTTGTTCATTTCTTAGATTGTAAATTGCGATCCACAATAAGTGAATCCACATTAAGTTTAATTTTCTTCAGGTGCGATATAGTCTGCTTATGTCGGGTATGCTCATAGAATATCAATCCATTTAGAGCCCTCCCGAATTCAGTAACACTCATATCACCCTTCATCTTATTACAATCTCCGCAGGCAGGTACTTTATTTGAATTACTCAACTTACCCCCTCTGCTCTTAGGAACCAAATGATCTACAGTCCTGCTGTAATCATCAAGTGTGCACTTACAATAAGCACATACACTTAAGTCTACTCCACTTTTACTTATCATGTTGCAAATATATAAATTAAATTTAAGAAAACAAGCACTTTGTGGGCACTTCTGTCAGAACAACTTGTGTATACTTTTTCACATACTAACTTATTAGTAATCAATAACTTACAAATACACTCTATATACTGTTTATCTCTACATAGTCCTAACAGAATATCATTGATGCCCATAAATAAGTAATTAGGTGTACGCAGTACCCCTGATTGATTATTGCCGGGATAGTATCAGCCTGTATAATAATCATTTATGTACCTCCACGCCTGGTACTTGGCTAGTACTACTACCCCTCCCCCTTCTATAAGGCTATACCCTTACTAATTTAATGTAATATCAGGCTATCCCCTGAAAAATATCCCTGTTTTTTTAAGTCCTATACATGGCGAGGTATCCCCTACCTTCACACAGGTAAAACCGAAATCGCTAACTGCCTCATTCTCAGCAACTTAACTATCTTTTATCTCGTTCAAACGTGCTTTCTTTGACCTAACCTATTGGCTTTCAACAACTTAGGCTTATAATATTGGCTTTTATCATGTATTTATGTGTTGACTATAGACATATTCACACCTTATTTTCATACCTAATTTGTGCCAAAAATATACACTATTTGTTGCGTTTGTTCGGGCTTAATTCGTACTAAAATTGGCTTATTTGGTACGAAATACCTGTTTTTTATCAATTTGTAAATACCTGATTTTCAGTTAGTTATAATTTCAAGATAACATTTCTTAAACTTTTTTTAGGTTTATTAAAACTTTATTACATATATTTGGAATGTCAATCGACGGGGCAAACGTGCCAATAAGCGTTAGATTGATGCACGGCGAAAAAGGTAACGCATGGGGCTCATGTCCATTACATACGTTACGCAATACTCGAAAGGTAGTCAAGTGCTACCGCTTACTTCGGTAGGTCATTCGAGCCAATGGGTGCGCGTTCTTTGACATGTTGATAATTGACGGAAAGAATTACACGGGCCACGTCAAGCCTAGGCCATGCAAGTGAAAGCAATGTACTCGATGCGATATCGAAAGCATAAACCTATAGGAATATAGGGCTAATCTCTTTGAAATAAAGCTAGCGCCACAGCTAGTAAGTATGGGACAAATAAAGTCAAAGCGGGCAAATTATTGCCACGAAAATAAGGTTAACTGATGAGCTTTTATTAAGCGAAACGTGAGCAACTTGAAATAATTAGTTGCCACGTATTAACCAAATAATTTATTTACCAAATGGAAACAAAAACACAAAAAACAGCACGCGTTAACAAAGTAGTAAACGCAAAAACTACCACGAAAGTAGTTAACAAAGTGAACACTACCACAAAGAAAGTTGAGGTCGTGAAATACCTTAAAGAAGGTGTAACGGGCAAACAAATGATGAAAGCGATATTTGATGCCAATAACCGCCACAAACAGGATTTAGG